GATGAAGAAGTAGAAGCTTGGCAATATCTGATTGACACAGGCTTAGCGTGGCAACTACAAGGGTGGTACGGACGTACTGCCCAGCGCCTAATCAATGACGGATACTGTACGTATACAGATAGAGCAGATGAGAGGAGACAAAGTAATGACTAAAGGTATCGTACTATCACTGTATGACTACACAGGTGAAGCACTCAAGCCTTGGGCAGAAGCAGGGTATCAGTGTTACGCCTTCGACATACAGCATGAGCATAACATTGAAGAATACCATGAGTATGACAGTGGCGGTAGCATAAGTTACATACACATGGATCTCTGGAATAGTAGCAACATATCTAAGCTACATGAATGGTTTGAATATGATAATGTAGTATTCGGCATGGCATTCCCTGTCTGTACTGACTTGGCTGTATCAGGTGCGGCACACTTCAAAGCTAAGGCAGACCGTGACCCTGAGTTTCAAACCAAGGCAAGCAAACATGCTCGTTGGTGCGCTGATCTGTTCGATGCGCTGGGGTGTCCCTACTTCATAGAAAATCCAGTCAGCGTCTTAGCTACCAAGTGGCGCAAGCCTGACTACTCGTTCCACCCTTATGAGTATGGCAATTACATACATGACGATGAAGCAGAGCACCCACGCTGGCCTGATTATATCGCAGCTAAGGATGCGTATCCTAAGAAGACATGCCTATGGACAGGCAATGGTTTCACTATGCCTTGGACTGATCCTGTTGAGCCTGAGAAGGGACACAGTAGACAGCACTTGAAACTTGGTGGTAAGTCTGCTAAGACTAAGAACATACGCAGTGCAACGCCTCGTGGCTTCGCTCGTGCAGTGTATGAGTTTAACAGTATGGAGACAGTGTAATGATTATAGCGTGGTGGAGTGCAGGAGTAACGAGTGCAGTAGCTACTAAGTTAGCCATTGATAAGTACGGTAAAGACAATGTTGTGCCTATCTACTTCGCCATTGATAGCGCACACCACGACAACGCTAGGTTCAAGGAGCAATGCGAGGAGTGGTACGACAGAGAGATAGTAGTTGAACGTGCGCCTGAGAAGTACAAGGATCAGTTTGATGTGATAACTAAAGACAAGTACGTCAACGGTCCAGCAGGTGCTAGGTGTACACTGATACTCAAGAAGCGTGTGCGGCAAAGACTAGAGAAAGAACTGGACTACGAAGGCCAAGTGTTTGGCTTTGAGTATAGCAAGAAGGAGATCAACAGAGCAATACGTTTCAAGGAGCAATACCCTGATGCTAAACCTTTGTTTCCCTTGATTGAAAGCAAGATGAGTAAGGCTGAAAGTCTACATTATCTAGAACGACACGCTAAGATCAAGCGCCCTAAGATGTATGAGTTAGGGTACAGCAATAACAACTGCATTGGCTGTGTCAAAGGTGGCAAAGGCTATTGGAATAAGATACGTCAAGACTTCCCTGATCACTTCGACAGGATGGCTAAGGCTGAACGTGAGGTAGGCAATAGCTGTATCCGTAATGTATTCTTAGATGAGCTTGACCCTGAGGCAGGACGCAAAAGCAAAATGATTATGCCTGACTGTGGTAACTTCTGTGACATAGAGTTTTCAGATGTGCTACACCCTAGACTAGAAGATGTTTACAAAGAACCCGAACAACTGCAACTAATATAAGGAGAATACACAATGACAATATCAGTATATGATAGAACTAAGAGTAAGTATGGTGATGAAGTTTACAATATGAAAGAAGCCAACGCAACAAGAGGAGGAGGTAACGACATACGTGTTGTACAGGAAGGTTACTATGGCTTTAGCTTTGAGATAGAAAATAAAGATTTCTGTGTATATATCACACATAAGACTGCTGAAAGGTTGCTACGTGAGATTGTACGCACTAGGAGCACAGAGTTATTTACTCTGCTACTTGTAGAGGATAACATGGACAGGCTAACATACAAGCCACGATGGGAAAGACTTGGTGAAAAGGAGACTACAAGATGAAACTTACAATCAACAAAAAAGTTTTCCCTGACGTAGATCCAGGATTGTTAGAAGATATGCTTGGCATATTACCCTATTGGGTAGCAGAGTATATCCTCTACGGCTGGAAAAAGACGGACATCGTAGAGTTTATGACTGACCGCTACGGCTTTGGTGAACTCTACCAGTTCAAGGGTAAGGTCTTAGAGGATGGAACATACAAGTGTGCAGAAGATCCTGACCTACCGTATGTCGGGAAGATGAACACACCTAGCGGCACCGTGTACTTCTATCAGCACGCTATGCTTGCATTGCCCTTACCTAATGGTGAATACTTTGTAACAAGGATGGACTAACACAATGATAATACTTGCCGTGCCTATAGTATGTTGGTTTCTGCTGATACTTACGATGGGAATACTAGCTACTGTAGGCGTGGACGTAAAAGAGTTTGACACAGTAGGTATGTTTTTTGTATACCTGCAAATAGCAACAGTGATACTAGTAATACGCTGGCTTAAGAGGAGAAGAAGCAATGTACAGAGTTCTGCATTACGATAACAATCACAAGCTTATCTGCTGGTATGCTACACCAAAGAAGCTGGAAGCAGAAAGACTTGTAACTAAAACAAGACACTGGTATTCAAAACTTGAGGAGATAACAAATGCCTAAATATAATGTTGAACACCTAGCTAACATACACAAGTACCACAATGATCTGCAAAGACATATAGATGACGCAGATTGGATAGGTCAGTATGAAAGTGTGGATTATCTACGTAAAGAACTAGAGCTAGTAAAGGAAAGCATGAATAATGGTGACGTTTATTATCCGTTGTTTTGATGCGGTACTTCGATGGCTTATCCCTTTATATATCCTGGCCCCTTTCATTTATATCTTCTTGGTATACGTAGGGGCGTTATGAAGGTACTCATTCCACTTGGGCGTTACGCCAAGAGAATACTAACAGCACTGAGTGTACTACTGAATGTGCTACTAGGAGGGAGCAATAACCAAACGTTCAGCGCAAGGAACCACCAATGGCAGAGAGATGGAAAGCCTAACATTGTATACTTCATTGACTTAACTTTAGGTAAAGGTCATTGTGTAGAGTGTTGGGTGTACTGGAAAGTGAGGAGAAAATGGTAAGACTACCAAAGAAGTCAGCCACAGTAGGTGACATCGTTAGCTTTTACTTACGCAGCGATCACTTCGCTAGGCTATCAGGCTCTACACAAAAGCAATACGAGCACCACCTAGATGCTGTGCTAGATACACGTGTCTTAGGTAAACGCATAGAAGACTATCGTGCTCGTTCACTTAAGGCACAGCATACTAACTTAGCCTATCAAAAGTGGCTAGACACAGGCATACGTACAGCTAACTACCGTAAGGCTGCACTCAGTACAGCATGGAAGTACTGCATGAGACTAGACATCATGGAGAATGATCCTGTTAGACTTATTAAGACTGAGACAGAGACGCCACGCAAGGTACGCTGGACACGGGAGCAGGTACATACCTTCCTTGACACTGCATACTCTGACTTCAAGTGGCGTAGCATAGGGCTAATCGTACACATGGCATACGATCTAGCTCAACGTGTAGGTGATATGCGTCTTCTGACATGGGATAAAGTGAACCTTGATGCCCAGCGCATAGACTTAACTCAAAGTAAGCGCGGAGCAGACGTTCATTTACCTATCTCAGAGGCGCTGACAGCTATGCTACAGGCGCAGAAGGAAGACTTTGGGTTTCAACCCTATGTTGCACCCAAAACCAAGCCTGTAGCAGGAGCTTACGCGCCGTACCCAGTAGACCAGATTGATGGTGCAATCAATGAAGTCAAGGATGCTGCTGGACTACCAAAGAATATCACTGCTATGGATCTACGCCGTACTGCTATCACTGAGATGGTAGAGGGTGGCGCAGACTTAGCTCAAATCATGCAGGTCAGTGGTCACGCAGATCCTGGATCAGTTAAACCTTACCTAGTAAACACATTCAGCGGCGCTAAGAATGCACTATCCAAGAGGTATAAACTTAATGAAGAACATTAAGAACTACATAGAAGGTCTTGATCTTAAAGAAGGAACACAGTATCGTTCTATCTGTCCTTGGTGTGGTGGTAAGAACACATTCACTGCTACCAAAGAGGATGGTGTTGTGGTCTATAACTGTTACAAGGTTAGCTGCCAGCTAAAGGGTGCTACCAGTACAGGCATGACAGCAGAGGAGATCATAGGTAGATTACGTCCTCACGAAAACAAAGTGGAGCAAGAGAAGGAG